AGTACTTCATAGTCTTTAGTATAAAAGTCTTGTATCTCTGGTAATTTTTTTAATGCGTCTGGTGACGTTTGTTGTTTAAAAGCTTCTTGTGTTTTAGGATCATCAAGATTCATACCTTGCTCAATCATGTTTGCAACAAGTTTAGCTTCTGCATATTTCACTAATACGTCCTCTATTTCAGCTCTTTTACGTTCAAGTATTTCATTGTATGTAAATTCATCAACAGCTCTGAACGTTATTCTTTTATTTCTTTTAGCAAACTCAGCTACTAATGTGTTTACTACATTTGGTATAATTGGATAAAACTTTAACTCTAGTGCGTCAAACTCATCATCAGATGCTAATTGCTGCACTACATCTTTCATTTCATTTTCTTCTTCAGAAACATAATCTGTTTTATCTATAATACCTTGAGCAAGTTTATAGTTCTTCATTAAACGTCTTGCGTTTCTACGGACTTGTTTTAAACCATTCCATTCTAGCCAGTCCATATTCCAGGCAGTCCACTGCTCATCTTTATCCTTTTTAGGTAAAAACTGCAAAGGTTGTGATATTGCCCACAACCTATTATGTTCTGCCTTTGCTCCTTTTTTAAGATCTAATGCGTTTAATATTTTCATTTTCTTCCAATATGTTTAAAGGGGCTTCTTCCTTTTTTACTTGCTTTTAATGAGTTTTTAGATTTACCTAAATTACGGAACGCACCTCTATTTAATTTATACAAATTTTGTGACATTTGCAAGTTATTGTCTATTTCATTCTCTACTCTAATAGGTCTAGTTGTATTAGATTCTCTAATTTTTACAAATGATATTAAAGCAGCTAATGATACTAAACGGTCAACGTTAACTCCAGGTCTATAAGCTTCCATTTCTACTAAAGCCATTTTATCTGGAACTCTTCTTATACCATAATGCTTTTTTGTAATAGTCCCATCATCTTCTATATCTTCATCTACTACTTCTTTTAACCATTCTATTAAGTAGCTCAATAAGTGCTGTTTAAATAAAGTTCCTGTGTTACGCCAGCCGTACTCTTGGTAAACTGTTTTATTAGCTTGAGCTTCTTTAAGAAAAAGCATTTGGTTTTTTGGTACAAGGTATGCTTGTTTACGTTCCTTAATCATATACATGATAAATAAGGAAATGTTATTTTCTACCAATGTCCAAGCGTTATACCATTCTATAATTAATCTTAACCTTTTATGCGTTTCATTGATATCATCAAATCTACCACACCACGCTGCTACAACTTTATCTCCTTCTATAAAATTTTCTATATCTCCTTGCTCATTTGTACGTTGCACTTGTGTTGCAGTCTTATATACGTATATAGAACATAATGATTCTGACGTTGTAGTCTTACCTTCAGAAACAGGGTCAATAGATGCTATGTATTGACCAAAAGGAGGATCTTTATCAGGACGCTCCCATACCACAATAGTACCAGTTTTATCTTCTTCATTTAGTTTTATAGGAAATGTAGTAATAGGTACTTTATTAGTTTTCTTTACAGAAATGGTTCCATCAGCTTTTTCACTTAAGTCAATTAGTTCATAAGGATAATACTTCTCTTCTATTTGTCTTTTCTGATCTTCAACAAGATTCAATGGAAAAACAGACTCCTCTCTAAATGCTAAAGCTTCTTTAATATTTCTTGGATGCTGTGATATACGCAGTTGATACAGTTCAGGTCTTAGTTCTTTCTTCCATGTAGCAAACTTCTCTTCTAAAGATTCTAATGCTTCTTTAACCATAGAATTACCATGATTATCTATATATGGCGGCATCCCCCATTGTTCTGGGATAAACAATCCTGATTTACCTTCTAATCCTGTATCATCTATTAAGTTTGTGTCTACTGAATATATGCTGTTTTCATCTGGATACAATGTAAACTCTTTTAATGGTTCACAATCTTTTAAGTCACCAACAGATCCTGCTGCTATAAACATTCCAGTAGTTATGTCTCCAGCTTGCATTGCTGGACGTATATATTGAAATGTTTCATCCATAGTAGGTGCAATACCAGCTTCTTCATAGAAAAATAAAGTACATGGTCCCCCTACACCTTTTGTTGCAGACTGTTCAAAAGACATACCTTGCATCATACCTTTTAGACCTACTTCTTTCTTTCTACCATTTTGCGTAACCTCTATTTTTTGTTGCCAAGTTAAAACCTTACCTGGATTCATAGGTCTATACCATGCAGTAGATGAGTTTAAAAAAGTTTTGTACTCATCTAAAAACTTCCATGAACCATTAAGATTAATATAATCTTTTAGTGAAGCACCTATTTTTAAAATAGCTCCTTCATCAAACCAGATCCGGTTAATAAATTTACCCATGTGAAAATAAGATGATGCTATCTGTCTTTTCTTTAGTATAGAACTATGTTTATAATGTAACTCAGCTAATTCTTCATATAGTGACATGTGCAGCTGGACATCCCAAACCTGTGGGAAATCAAACTTCTTTTTTATCTTATCATAAATAGGTAGAAAGTTTATCCAGAAGTAATAGTCTCTTGGTAAATACCAAACTTTATTATTGTTTTTAAATATAACTCCTTGGGTGCTCTTCTGTTTTTCAGTATCCCAATAATTTATAAAATCTTTGCTTCTAAATGCAGACAAACAATAAACATCTCCTTGATCTCTAAAGTTTCTAGCTTGTTCATTAAACAGTTTAGAAGTTTCATCAAACTCATATTTACCTGGTTCTTTAAATGTAGATTTTACAAAGTCCCTAAATATTTCTAAATCAGTAAACTCAGTTTCTGTCCAATTACCATTATCATAGGTAGGTATCTTTTTATAAAAATCTAGAAACTCCATAACTACATTTGATCATATCCTAAGTTCTGCCCTCCTCTTACATGCGCTTGTTGTTCAGCTTCTAAATCTTTAGCAATTCCTTTATAAGATTGTCTAATTGCATCAAACTCTTTAGCAATACGTAATAGTGAGTTTATATTACCATCTCTACCTGCTGTTACAGCTGTTGTAGACATGTATTCAGTAAGATTATCTAACATTGTAGTAATTCCTTGATATGCTCTAACAGTAGGTGTCTCATACATGAGTGTGGCTTTCTTTACTGCTTCTAGTATTAGCTCATTTTCTGTAGAAAAGTTTACTTCTAAATCTTCTAATACTAACTCTTCTCTGTCATCCACTGGTACATTAAAGTAAGGATTCTCCTGACTAGGACATGACATATAAAAAATATATGCGTAAATAGTTATGTAATCATCTGGAAAATGCTCTTCTATAACTTTTAACCATTTGATTGTTTTACAATGAACTGTAGGTATCACTGTATTATTCTCTATGTCTAATAATTTAATCATAAACTTCAGGGTGTGTTTTAAGATACTTAATGATTTGGTTCACTTCTTTTTTCATATAAGGAACTTCATAAGGAACTACTTCTTTAACTAACGGGTCACCCGCTGCATCAGTTGCTATGATTGGATATCCATTTTCATCTTCACCTTCTTTTTCAAACACAATATGATGTATTTCTAACTTGCCTGGTTTTAAAGTATGATTATGTTTTAGAATTATATACATGTATATGGATAACTGCAATGCATAGTGCATAAGGTTGCAATTATCTACATGTGCAAGAGGGTTGCTAAGTTTATCTACTTTACCATCCCAACTTTTATAACCCTGTGTTTTGATCTCTTTATTTGTTTTATAATCATACACATGCACTTCATTACCCACTACTTCTATTCTATCTGCTTGTCCACAAATTCCAGCAGACTTTAGATATACTAAGTGTTCTGGATATATACCAGACACTTAGGTTTGATCAGGAGATAACTTAATACCGTCTTGTTCAATAGGTCTAAAGATTGGTAAATCTATACCATTACGTTGTAATGTTTGACAAGCTATTAATTCTTGCTCACGTTGGTCATGGTACCAGCTTCCAAGTTTTAAAGCACGGTCTGATTCACCGTCCCATGCTGCTATAATTTCTTCTGGTGTTTTACCATACCATTTAGACTTTTTGTTTTTAGATGATTTCTGTGCTTGTGTTTCTTTATCAAACTTTGGTTTAAACAAACTAATTACGCTTGTAACGCTTAGCCAGTTTTTATCTGGATTATCAATAGATTGGTATTTGTGAGTATCAGCTTTAAATTGTAATTCCATAATTATTCTTCTTCTTCTTTATCAAATCTTTCATCCAATTCATCCTCTTGCTCTTCTGTTAGCAAAGCTATCCACTGCTCATCAGGACAATATGATGATAAAGATCTTGTTTTAAACTTTAAGCTACAACCACAAAGATCACAACACGGTCCGGTTTTAGGCATTGCACACTTACCATCATAGTGTTTACATGCTTTGCAAGCTTTTAATCTTTCAGCTGCAACTTCTTCTACATATTCATCATAGATCAAGGCATTTTTCATACCTTCAAAAATTTTCTTTCTTTCTTTCCAAATAGCTATTATTTTATTCCCCATATTTTCTTTTTAAAAATTCTTTTCTTCTTTGTTTTTCCTCATCAAGTTTTTCTTGTAGTTCTAATACTTGTTTAAG